TTGAACGGTAAGGATTTAGTACATGATGTCACCCTCTCGGAGCTTATCGAAGCGTGCCCGCAAACAAAACAAGTTGACGGTGGATTGATTTACTACCTCACGCTTTGGGCTGAACCTCACGAATGGCAAATTGCATATTGCCCCGCATGGAAAGAAGAAATGTACTTAGGAATGATGGGTAGAGGCACATCCCCAGTAGAAGCAGTAGCTAAACTCTGGCTCGCCCTTCACAATCCCAAATAATCCCTCATAATTAATTCAATCGCGCGTAACAGCGCGGGGCCGGAACATCCGGCACTATCCGTCCCTCGCCGCTATCTCGGGTCGTAATCCGGCCTTTGATGGTGGCGGCGACGGCGGCATAGCAGTTTTCAATTTTCCATTTTTCGGCCATGCTGCAACGATTCCACTTTGTGTGGCTTCGGCTGTGCGTCGCCCCTCACTTTTGCTGCGAAGTCGTTTCTTTCTAAATGTGATTCAGGACGAAGGACTCCCGGTTGGACATGACAGCTTTCGTGCGGGCGCGCCTCACACACCGGGCAAAGCACTATGTGGGAGGGATCTTCCAGAACCGGCGCATCCTTTTTCATAGATAACCAACCCAATCCAGCCATTTATGCCGTCCATCAGTATCGGAAGGGACTCGATCACGAACAACGAGTTCTCCATAGACAGTACGAAGCACATATCAATTGAGGGGATGTCCGGCATGGGTAAGTCTACTCTGCTCGTCAATCTTTTTATCGAGCACGTCCGCCAGGGCAACGGCGGTCTTTTTATCGACCCTCACGGGGATACTGCCGATCAGATCGCCAAATTGATTCCCAAAAGCCGGATGCGAGACTTCATCTGGATTGACCCCGATGCTTCGCTTGTCCCGCCATTCAATCCACTCCATTTCAATTCGCCGGAAGAATTAGAGCTGGGCAAAGAATCGCTTTTTACTACGTTCAAGTCTTTGGCAGGTTCAGCATGGGGCGACGAATCCGCCAGAGTGATAATCAATGCCATCGATGCCGTCTGTGAATACTATGATCACCCGACACCGGTCCACATCTTCCGCTTCATGGCCGACGACAAGTTTCGAGAGAAGATATTGGCTTCGACTGAGAATCCTTTGCTTCAAATGTTCAAGGAACAATACGACGAGAAATTGCGGGACTCGGAGCAGATGTCCAAGTTCTCGCCGCCGATCAATAAGGTCGGGAAGTTGCTTCGGCCGTCCATCATCCCCATCATCGGACAGCCGCAATCCCTCGACTTCCTAGAGATTATGAATAAGAAGAAGATCGTCGTGTGTCGATTCTCAAAAGGGCGGTTGGGGGAAGAGATCGCGCAGATCCTCGGCTCACTCATCGTTTCGATGGTCTCCATTTCGGCGCTCAAAAGAGAAAAACAGAAGACCCGGCCGCCCTTTATGCTCGTCGCCGATGAAGTTCACAATTTCATCCACGGCGGGAGGTTTGGAACCCTCTTGGCCGAATCCCGCAAATACGGAATCACCCTCGTCCTTGCTTCGCAGGGAATGTACCAGCTCCCGTTCGCCAAAGATGTATTTTCAAACTGCCCCACGCAGATCACGTTCAACGTCTCAGGTGAGGACGCCCAGGCGATTCAGGAGAATTGGAACGAGGAGCAAGTCCAGGCGACGCACATCACTTCCCTGCCCCGATACCAGTTCTATTGCCGGACGTTTATGGATGATCTTCCGCAGGCCCGCCGGATAATCGGATGGCCCACGATCCAAAAACGCGGCGACGAGGCCAATCCCACGAAGCTCATTAAAGCATCGCTCATGCGCTATGGCTCAAAGAGAAAAGACGTGATCCAAAAGATAAATCGTTTCCTTGCGGCTTAAGCGTATCCTGCGGCTGTACTACTCGCCGCCCATTCCCCATAATCGTTTTCATGATCGCAAATTGGACAGCGCCGAGCGTGGGACATTTAACGATCATTGTTGCGGAAGCAGGGAAAAGACAAAGAAACACTCAAACCATGAACACTAATCAATTTTCGTTGGCGAATAGGAAGCAGCTTGCCGACTTGTTAGGAGACAAATATGACAGCTTTCGCGGAAAGGCGAAGTCCAAATTACGCGAGAAGCGTCAAGCACTTTCCGGCACGTTCCTTAATGAGTCTGCAGAAAAGAAAGGTGCGTTGAAGTTTGTGGAACAGATTAAAGTGGCTCGCCAAAGAGTAGCAGACCTTACGGACGAACTCCGCAAGCTCGGATTCGAGGAGAGGTACGGTAGTCTTTCTACAACCGGCGACGTTGGTACGGCCCTCTGCAGAAGCATTGAGGCGCGGGTTGATAAGGAGCTTGGAACTTCAGACGATATAGACGCCCGCTTCGATAGCACGCAGATCGCTATGATGACGGTCGCATCACTTGAAGACGCGGAGAAACTATTGAAATCCGTGTCATCGATTTAATGTAAATTAACCCTTTTCCCTGCAACGCGACCCAAGGAGACTGAATGACAGCAATGGAGAGAGCTTTGGAATTGCAACAGCAGGCCATCACCATCCTGCTTGCCGAGCGCGAGCAGATTGACCAGCGCCTTGCACAACTGGGATATGGAGATGCATCCACACACGTTAAACGCCGTGGCCGGCCGCCAGCGTCCAAAGAAGTTAGCCTCCCGGAAAATCAGCCTGAATAGAGCAGAATGGATCATACTTCGCGGTCGGGACGGAATACGTTGATTTAATGAAGAGGTCTTTTATGACAGCCAGCGAAGCTAACCGCCAACGGGTACTTGCCCTCCTAGCCATCGAACGTCAGCAGATCTACGAAGAAGCCAACACCATTGAAACAAAAGCCCCCGCAAAACGCAGGGGCGGACCGCCGCTCACTTCTTCTGACCGGCGCGAAAACTTTCAACCAGCTTTGACTTCACCGACTTCCGAAGGCGAGTCCAGAACTGCATCTCACTCTCTCCTTCAACAGGCCTGAAGGTCTCATCAAACCACAGATCAATGGAGGCCATGTACTTGACGCTATCGCTAGACTTGTTATTGTCTGGATAGTCTGATGTATTGGTTGGTTTCCGCCCCTGCTCTGTAGTCCGAGCAGGGGTTTTTGTTTCGGATACTTTGAACCAGTCAGCGAGCTTTTGCGCCGCGTCTTTTTCCCGGCATCCTTCCATCAACGCGACGAAGTTGATCACATCCCCGCCGCGCTTGCCGCCGTTGTTCGCGTTGCAGGAATCAGAGAAGCACCGCCAATAGTTCCCTGCTAAGTTGATCGAAAACGATTTTGTATTGTCGCCTTGTTTGTGGGTTGGAAGCGGACACGCGCAGACCGCGTAATCGGTCTTGTACCGAAGCGCAATCTTATAGCGTGCGAGTACGTCGGTGAGTTTGATCTCCTTGATCTTGGGAAAGTCGAGCATAAACACCTCCTTTCAATTCCACAGGCCGCGTGCCGGCATGAACCGGATATAGACGTCGCCGTCTTTATCCCTGTCGAGTTCCAGCCATCTGTTCGACTGCCAGAAGCAATGGTTACAGAACGCAAAGCGAAGGAAACGGCCGTGGATGATCTTTCCTCCACAGCCGTAGTGGAGCATCACCGCTCCTCCCGTTCTTTCCGGTCACGAATTTGGAATTGCACGTTCGGAAATAAGTGAACCTTCAGGTTGATCGAGCCGTCGTTATTGATGAAGGCAACTCCGGCGATGTGCCAATACTTATTGCCGTCCGCGCCTTCCTCGATGATGTACAGATTCTTTACGGGTAACCGCAGCTTGTCAGGCATCACTACTCCTTTTCAAAGAGCTGATTTAACTACCCGCTAACTATGTCGGATTGGCGGCCGAAATCAAGATGGGGATAAGTAACCCTAGACGTAACCAATAGGTATGCTTTACTGAGGGCAATGGCATCACTTGATTGGTATACAAGGAAATGGGGAAAGCGGGAGGGTAAGAAACGCTACAATACATTTCACCGGAAATACAAGTTTAAGAGGCGTGACAAGATCAACGCCGATCGCAGAGCGGCTCGGAAGGCGCATAAACAGAGGGCTAAATAGGGTTACGCAGTTATACACAGGCTACCTTGACGGGTTACGCCAGTTTGCTATTGTTAAGGGGTGCTAAGGATGGTTCGTTGATGGGGGCGTTGACTCGGGTAGGGAGTGTACATACCGCACCCGACGAGCTCCACCACCAGCGAATCATCTAAAAGGTCGAATATATAAACCAATATCTAGAACCATGAATAACAGAAAACCATTTAATAAGGACGCGGGATATATCGCTTCTCGCCATAACGATCTTAATAACGGCTGGGTAGTAATTTACAAAGCCGCCGAGCAAGGATTGGATGTAGAGGGCAAGTATGCGGTAGTGTGCAAGACGCACGGATCGTTTGTCGGAGCATCATCGCTTCCATCAGCGCGCCCGTTATTGAAGGTTCCGGATTTCTGTGATGGTTGCCGAAACTAAACCATGAAATTAGATACAGAATTGATCAGCGGTGAGATAGCGGGCGACTGGAGCTACATCCGGCCGGTGAAGTACGTTCCGCTTTGGAAAAGGATTGCCGAGGGAATCGCGTTTGCGGTTCTCATGTATGGACTTCTCTACGGCCTCTTGTGGCTCGCGTCGATCGGCGCATTGTAAGAACGGTTGCATTCGGGAGAGAGGTGCCTATGTTGAATAAACATCCACGGAAAGCACCAGCGAGAAGTCAGCAACGGTTCCTCGCACTCTCCCGAATATCGGGAACATAAATTAAGAATATAAAATCATGATTCAAAACGTACCGTATCCAAAAGACTTTACGCCTCACTCAGAAAAGGAGTGGACGGAAATCATCCTCGGCCCGTGGCCGAAGTACAAGCTCTGCCCGCAAGGTTCTCACATGGTGCAGGTGCAGGACTTTGATCCCCGCGCCGGAATGTGCGGAGCCTGCATCAGTGAAGCGATGGCAGAAGCAGGAGATTACTTTTCACGCAGGGGGTTGGTCGCCTCGGCGGAAGAAATGCAAGCCAATGACTAATCGTGAAATAAAGTTCCGGGCGTGGGATAAAAGAGTGGAGTCTATGATCCTCAATCCGCTGGCGGCAGGAATGAATGAAGCGTGGGAAACGTGGCTTAACGGCGTGTTTCAAGACAAGGAATATGTTTTCTTGCAGTTCACTGGCCTCAAGGACAAGAACGGGAAAGAGATTTACGAAGGGGATATTCTCGAAATAGATCAAAGCCCATTCACGGTAGTTTGGTACGACAGAGGCGCTTGCTTCCGCTATTGGGACAAAATGGGAAACCTTGAGTCGCCGCTCAACTACGATGAGGTCGCCGTGGTCGGCAATATCTACGAGAACAAATCTCTACTCCAATGACCAAACCCCTCACATCAGCAGACTTCGATAACGATTGGGCGAAGGAAGTGCAGTTTATCGAAATGGGCGTTGAGCGAATGCTAAAGTCGCCCCGACGCCCCGTTCACTACTTCAAGGAAGACACCAAGCAAGACTTCTACGCAGAGATCGAAAGGGAGAACGTCGAAGCCTCCCAAGCAAGAATTAACTATCACGAATAAACCATGAAGATCGAAGAGGCAATTAAAAAAGCGGGATATAAAGATCGAGGAAGTGATGAGTTGTATGCGACGATCTGGGATGATGAAAAAGGAAATGGCGCAAAGTTTGAGCTAGAGCTTTTTCTCGATCCTTCCTTCTGGCAGTCCCTCGGTAGCGTTATGGAGTGGACGATGGTCTATCGAAGGTGCGGCGCGAAGAACATGAACGATTGCGATTGCGACACCGATTCGAGAAGTCTTGAAGAGTGGAAGTATCAGTGGCACCGCTTCATTGACCACCTCACCGAAGGTGGAACAGCAAAAACATATTTTGAAACACTCAAATGAAATTCATCATTACCCGATCATTCAGCAAAACAAAGCAGGTAGCATCGTTCGAGCCAATCAATTCGTTCTGCTCCGTTTCGATGGAGTACGAGGATGAAGCCACTCCGAGCGACACCATCATCACGTCATTCTCAGAGCATCTCGATAAGCTTGTCCGGCAGGAGGTCGAACGGACGATCGAAAACGAGATGAAGAAAGTCGAAGTAATCAAAAAGAAAAACACATTCTAAACAATGAAATATCAAAAGCAACAGTCTATCGGTGGAGCGTGGGTGAAGGGTGCGGAAGTACAGTCGGGAACGCGGTGCAAGCTGATGAGTGAAACCGCCCCGATGCAGAGCCAGTTCAAGAACGAGAAGACAGGCGAAGTGAAGACACAGGACGTGGCGAAGATTCTCTTTAGCGGCGACACCGAGGAGAAGAATATCAGCCTCAACCGCGCGACGATCAATGGCCTGATAGACGCCTTCGGTGATGACTCTGCCTTGTGGACGGGCCAGGTGCTCACGTGTGAGACGGAGAAGGTGCGTGTGGCGGGTAAGGCGGTGACGGCCGTTTACCTCGTGCCGGACGGCTACGAGCGCGTGGATGATGAGAACGGCTACACCGTCATTCTCAAGAAAGGTACGATGGCGTTCGGTGCGCCAGATCCATTGCCGAGCATAGACTTCTAAGGCGATACCATACCATTCAACGCCGCCAAAGCCCGATAATCCAGCCGAAAACAAGTTCTTCTACCTATGCCAGACGCCGGGATGTGGGGATGTCATCAATCCTAATTTCCCTGTAGCGGGAAAGAATCCGTCGCCCGTGCACTGTAAGAATTGCCAGAGCAAAGAAGTGAGGGACTTAATCCAAGCGCAGAGTTCGCCGCGCACAATAAATAGCCGTCAATGGGCCGCCGCCGGAATAAAGGGGGAATACGGATGGTAGGTGACAACCTCATGGAGACCCTCCCCGATTGAAACTATTCCTTTGATATTTCTGGCAAAAGATTCGCCTGTGCATCGTAATCTCTAAACAGTTTTTCGTGCATCGTAGCAGCGGGTTCCTCTATCCCATTGAGAACGATCCCGGTTGTCAGTCCGAAGTCCTCCTCGCATGCCGGATGGTCATTGCCCGAAATCGTGCCCCTTGTATCAAATCCTTCAGTCACGGTGCTACCTCCATTGCGGCATCTGATGCCCCTCGTACGAGATCAGTTACTTAGGAAAGTTTCCTGTTCGAATCGATTGGATGCCGAATCCAACCGGCGCGCTGATCAAAATAGACCACAAACAAACTTAGATCTCTCTAATGATTCAAGACACGAGCTTATGGGCGCACGAATTGGCCTCAAAAGACCTCGGCGCAAAGCAGAAGCAAGTTCTCGACGCGCTCCGGTTCTTTCCGGACGCCACAAACGCGGAGATCGCCGCGCATCTGAAATGGCCAATAAATCGTGTTACACCGCGAATGGGGGAACTCCGGGCGCAGGGATTAGTACTTGAATCTGGCCGCCGTCGCTGTAAAGTTACAGGGAATACTGCTCACGCTTGGACTGCTAAACACCCAGTCCTTCCTCCAGCATTTGAACCAAGAAACGAACAAACTCAAACGCTTCTGTAATGCCATATAAGGACCCCGCGAAGGAGAGAGAAAACGAGCGTGCGCGATACGCTCGAAACCCCGCAAAGCGAATTCAGGCAGTCCTCCGTTCTCGGCGAAACGAAACACCAGAACGTTATGAGAAGCGCAAAGCCAGGTTGCGGGAGTGGTACCGGCGAACCAATCGCTACGTTCTAAGGGATAAGGCTTTCTCCGCACGAATGAAACAGGAGCGCTTCTTCCACTGGAAATGGTTGATGTTCAGAAGCCACAACAAACTTCGTACACATCCTCTTATCTATTCGTTCACCGAGAATGATCTTGAGGCGTTATGGAATCGGCAGAACGGTCTATGTGCTTTGACGGACAGACCTCTCAGCAAAATTGGCGATACGGCCCAGCTCGATCACATCATTCCACTCGCACGAGGGGGTACGAACGAGCTCGACAATCTTCGTTGGGTGACGAGCATGGCAAATTACGTCAAACATTCGCTCTTGGATGAAGAATTGTTATTGCTAGCGCAGGATCTTATCCAGAAAGCAAAGCATCCGGTGTTGCCGCCTGCGAGAGAGGTAGATATTAAACAAACTAATTCATTAGGAATATGAAGAAATATGTCGGCGTATCATTAATTGTTGTGCCGATGGAAACTGCGTTAGGCGGAGGAGTGTTGCCCGGTGCGCATCAGGCAATCACTATGGTGATATTGGGGCTGATGTGGCTCGGAGGATTGCTTCTCCTCGTCGCGCCGGACAAAACGAATCGCTTCTAAAGCAGGAAGGGTGAACAGCCGATCATCATCACGCGGTGTGCGACGAAGGAAGAACTGATTACAAAAATCAATGGCCCAGAGCCTTCCGAATTTCGGCATACAACTCATTGAACGCCTTAATTTCAGAACTCGCATAGGGCGGTTGAAACTTGTGCGTCGATGTGAACCCCTGCAGAAAACGTTCTAGGTACCGTGCGTTATCCTCGTTTAGTCGAATCTCAATTGCCTTCTCCATGAATCCTCCCCATTCCAATACCTTACTCTTGAGATGTTTGCACTGCTATGCATAATTGAAGATATGCGGCGCTACCTGCTCATCAAGCTCAGAATCATCTGTCCGAGGTGTGGGGAGAGGTATTGGACGTGGAGCTATGGGAAGGTGAAGTGCGGGTGCCGTTAACTCTTCCGCAGGACATCGAAGCCGATCTTTGACCTCTTTGTGTCCGCCGCAACTTTGGTCACCTTGCATGTGAGTTGCAGCGCAGAACTGGCGGATATATGGCAGCATTCAACACCGCTATCGTCCGATCCGATTACAAAGATGATATGTCCCCCGGTAATTTGAAGACTACTCACGCGCATTCGCCCGTCTGCCGTCTGGCAGTAAACGGAGAGCGCCTCATCGGCCTTGAGATTACCTTCAATTGTGCGAATCTTGCTGATGGCGGCTTCTGCATAGTTTTCAGAAGGCGACAAGGGAGGTTCAATCTTTGGCAACTCGAATTTACCCATATACTCTCCTCTGATATGCCTTCGGAATTTGTGTGCCTCTAGTTCACCACAACGCGATTCAAATATACCCAATACGTTGGAATCTGCATGATTTTATCAGTGCTCGCCTCGTGCTCAACGGATTCTATTATCCATGTCATTCCCCGTCGCGAAACAATATCGCCCTTTGAGAATGTCATAAGGCCGCGCGCATCGAAGTCTCTCTCGTCATAGTGACCGTCGTCGAATTTGTAAACAATGTGCTTCATGTCTGTACCCGATTCTACCCTTCTAGTCCATCAGGATTCAGTGAACCCGCGCATCCACTAAAAAGACCGTGATCGTCGGCATCCCCCTCTGATCATCGACAAGATCCTCCGAGTGAACCGATTCAATCTTCCAGTTCCTTCTGCGCCGTGAAATCATGTCCCCTTGCTTAAACGTGAGCTCGCCGGTGAGATCGATTTCCAGATCGTCATCCCATCGGTTCTTCGAATATTTATAGATGATCTTTCTCGCAGGCGGCATGTTGTCCCCAATTGATTTATCTCTCTAGAATTGTACCCTTTAAACTATTCCCAAATTTAAAGAATGTCTCGCGCCTGGTCACAACACTCTCCTGATTGCCTCGCCTGTCACACGACGGAACGCAAACACAAAGGAAACGGGCTGTGCCGACGTTGCTACGCTCGCCAGTTCAATCAGAAACCGGAGATCAAGGCGCGAGCGATCGCCAGAGCGCAAAAGCATTATGAGAAGATCAAGCCGACCGAGAAGTACAAGGCGTGGGTTCGGCAGCGATCGAAACGCCTACTCTTGATTCATCAGATTCAACGGATGGCCAAGCGGCAGTTGGCTGGCGGAGGCCGGGGGCTTGCGCGGGAACGGGGAGCTGAGTACCACTGCTGCTCAGAACACAGAATTAGACTTCCGAAAGACGCATCACTGCATTCGCTATTTCTTCGGGAGATTCGAAAACTGCATCGTTAATTCAACTTAACGCGGCTCAAATATATGCACCAGGTGGGAATCTGCTTTGGGTCGTCGATGCCCTGCGGCTCAGCCGATTCTATTTTCCAAGACACGCCATGCTTGGAAATAATATCGCCGGCCTTGAAAGTGAGGAAGCCGTGTTGATCGAAGTCCGTCTCGTCTGGAATTCGCTCACCGCTATAAATGAAAACGACGTATTTTGAACATCGTTGGGTCATCTCCTCACCCATTGATTTATCCCGCTAGAATTGTACGCTTTAGATAAACCCTTCACCCCTTTTATGCGAGGCTCTCACTACATCAGCCAGGAATGCAAAGCCAGACATCACAAACATTGCGACGGGTACGTCCTTCGCAAAGAGTTCAATGATCACGATCACCCGTGCGATTGCGAGTGCCATAAACCGAATTACGAAAGGGAATGAATGTTGTACGGATCAAGCCGCTCACAGTAAATCGAAGCTATCAAGGAAGGCGGTTTGCTACTCCGGAACTCAAAGCGTTCAAACAGGCCTTGTTTTACCTTTTGCCGCGCCTCACCATCCCAAAAGGAAAGCTGACGGTCAAATATGAGTTCGGCGTCTCATCGAAAGCATCTGACGGCGACAATCTCATTAAGAGCTTTCAGGATGCGCTCTGCGAAAAGTATGGTTTTAACGATCGGGACATCTATCGGTGGGAAGTGGAAAAGAAGATCGTATCAAAAGGTGAGGAGTACGCGGCCTTTGAGATCGCTGCGATGGATTAGATCTGAGGGTAATGAATACGGAAGCGATCGACGCCAGCAAGCTTACAGCGGCCACGAAGAGTGCCAGGTTGGAGACTGCTTGCGTACGATCGAGAACAGCGCGCCCGGCTTGAGTGATCCGGAAGAGATTGTTTTGGGCTGTTTTATTCGTGGTTACATCTTTTATCGGGATTTCTTCTCCGAATCTTTCAACCCACCCTCGGAACTCGCACGTGAGGAGCCCACACATGAATTCCTCATTGTCATATGGCAAGCTATTGTCTACGAACTGCCACGAACGAATGTTCGGATGTGCGCTAGTGAGGATCGCTACCGCCCGCTGTCCGTCCACTGTCTTCAGCACTCTCCGAAGGTCCCGATTACTTGCTTTGTATTTCATTTGGACATCCCACAAACGTATTTATTCACATTGACGGAAATTATGGATATTGTACTGTTTAATCATTCCCCATGACATCCGAAGGAGATGGACAGCCCGGAACTCCCTTTCGTGCATCCGATGAGGCCAGGAGGGAAAGATGGCCACTTCAAACAACCCACTCGCACCCAATCCAGAGACCGACATCGACAGCGCCGAAATTCACGACATTCCGCTAAGGGATCTTGAGACCGGGGAAGAAGAAGACCCGAAGAGGAAGAAGGGCTCGACGAAGGCATGGAGCCTGAGGGCATCTAGGACAACCGCTACTGCTCCCGCAGGATGACAGGAGCTTCGCAGAAGACGACGAATTTGCCATCTTCCCGTTCCTCGACTTTGAAATCGTGGATCGTGCGGCCGCCAAATGATGAAGGAATCGTCACGCCCTTTTTATTGAAATCGCGTATGTGAACCTCTACAGACTCGCGCGTTGGCCATGTCGCTCCGTCTTTCGGCAATGTTGAGAACCAGTAATCGATGGTTTGATGGTCGTCATTTTCGCGAATTTTCCACCGTACGACATAGCCCTTCATTCGTCGCTCACCTATGGATTGACAGATATTGTGATCATTGTACTGTTAAGGGAAACCTATATGTGGCAATTCATCGCAGGAATAGCAGTCGGCGCCTGGTGCATGTATAAACTTTGCAATCTCTAAATGCCGAAGAACCCCAAACAAAAGAAGCGCAAGCCGCTTCAGACGGTCATCAACGAACGGGTGTTAAGCGTCATTGAAGACCCTGACGTGATCCACTATGTCGCGCGAAAGATCATTCGTCGCCGGCCATCACTGAAGCTCTGGAAGACGAAGGACAAGAACACGAATCAAGATATGGTATACGTCATTTCCCTGCCCTGGTGGATCTGGAAGATCTGCCTGTGGGTAGTGCTCGCGCCGGAAGCAAAACAAACACCGAAATAATGGCTGGACGACCAGAGATGTATACCGAGGAGTTAGGAAAGACGATATGCGGACGAATTGCAACAGGAGAAAGCGTCCGTTCTATTTGCGCCGATGAGAAAATGCCAGCGGCTTCGAGCATCTTTCGATGGCTTTTGGATGAGGACAAGAAGCCATTTTGGGAGCAATACGCGCGCGCACGGGCTATTCAGGCCGAACTGATGTTCGAAGAACTACTTGATATTGCCGACGACAGCTCCGAAGACCTGCTCATCACGAAGCAAGGTCCCATGGAGAATAAGGAATTCGTGAATCGCTCAAAACTCCGCGTCGATACGCGCAAATGGTATCTCTCCAAGGTCCTGCCCAAGAAATTCGGCGACAAGCTTGATGTGACGAGCGACGGCAAAGCTTTACCAACCCCGATCTATGGAGGCAAGTCAGACCCAGAAAAAGTTTAGTTTCTCGGATACGACCGCTACTCGCAAGGTATTTGCGCTGCGCAAGCGCATCCGAGCAATTGCCGGCGGGACATCGGCCTCGAAGACCATCTCAGTGCTGATATGGCTTATTGATTATTGCCAGTCTCATCACAGCAAGACCGTTTCGATCGTTTCAGAGTCTTATCCACATCTTGAGCGCGGCGCGATGCTCGACTTCGAGGGCATTATGAAGGACCGCCGATATTGGGACGACAATCGCTGGAATCAGACAAAACACACCTACACGTTCGAGACCGGTTCCCGGATGGAGTTCTTCTCCCCGGACACGTACGGCAAAGCGCACGGCCCGCGCCGCGATGTTCTGTTCATCAATGAAGCGAACAACCTCGATTACAAGATTGCCGACCAGCTCATCGTCCGCACGCGCGAGATCGTATGGATGGACTGGAATCCAACAAATGAGTTTTGGTTTTACACAGAGATGCAGAGCAGGCGCGATGACATCGATTTCATCACGCTCACATATCTCGATAATGAAGCGCTCGATAAAACGACCGTCAAAGAAATTGAGTCCCACAAGGATCGCAAAGCATGGTGGCAGGTATATGGGCTCGGGCAATTGGGCGAAGTGGATGGCAAGATCTATTCGAACTGGCAGATCATCGATTCCATTCCGTATGAGGCCAGGCTGGAACGGTACGGATTGGATTTCGGCTATTCGAATGACCCCACCGCGCTCGTGGCCGTGTACAAATATAACGGCGGGTATATCGTTGACGAGATCCTGTATCAAAAGGCCATGAGCAATAAGCAGATCGCCGACACTCTGCTCAATCTTCCCCGCGCATTGGTGATTGCCGACAGTGCCGAGCCAAAATCTATCGACGAGATCAAAAGCTACGGCATCAACATCATTGGTGCGGCGAAGGGCAAGGATTCAGTGAATAACGGTATTCAGCTTGTTCAGGCGCAACCCATATCGATGACGAATCGCTCACTGAACGTCATCAAGGAATATCGCAATTACTTATGGATCATCGATCGCGATGGCAAGGTGACGAACGAACCAGATCACGAGTACAGCCATTCAATGGATGCGATACGTTATCCGGTCGTTTCGCTCAAGAATTCCGTGAGCTATATGCCCGCCCCCACCACAGGACTCGTGAAGAATTATCCGGGGATGCCGGGGTAGTTATCCACACCCCTTGCGTTATCTCACAGAGTATTCATAATTAGCGTAAACGAGGTCGAACGTTCCCCTTCATGCCCGTTCAATCTCGCTCCATCGAATCCATCCAGAAGAACTACCAGGCGGATTTGAATTGGCGGTTGCGCCGGCACCCAATGTGGACCACGAGCTACGAACTGTATCGCGACACGGTCATCGTGAACCGCCTCACCCAGCGGCAGAGCGTTAATGTGCCGTACATGAAGAAGACGCTCAAAACGTATCTCACGCAGACCAATTGGCCGGTTGATAACGAGTACGAAGACAAAGGCAACGATGGACAGAAGGCGCTCTTTCTCAATGCCTATTGGGAGGAATGCGCCGACCGCTTGCGACTGGACATCCTTGAGGAAGTAGATCGCAAGCAGGAATGGCTTTACGGCCGGTCGTTCATGAAACTGAACATCATTGATGGCTGGTTCCACATGGAGGTCATCGACCCGCAGGATGTGTTGGTGGACCGATACGCGAATCCGTGGGACATCCAATCGGGCCGCAGAATTACTCATATCGGGATCTATCGCACCCTCTCTGACATCGAGCGCAATCCGCTCTACGACACAGCGGCGACCAAGCGTTTGCGCGAGTTCTTTGCGACGCAAACAGGACTCGTGAAGGCCGGTCAAAATGCGTTAGCCGTCGCCGATCGCGTGGAGCGCATGAACGAGCTCGGCACTCCTGATGCGGCGAATCCAGTGCTCGGCGAGACCTACGTTGAATTGAACGAGTGCCAGCAGAAAGTATGGGACCCGGCAAAGAAGAAAGATGTCGTCATGGTCATCGTGACTGGCAATGGTACCGAGATCCTCATGCAGAAACCGCTTGAGGATATTTTGGGTATCAATATCTTCTCGTGGGCATCGTGGGCAGGCGACACCGAACGGACTGACGTATGGAGCGACGGCGGCGCTGACTCGGTACGCGGATTGAATCTCGTTGCGAATGCGCGCTGGAGTCAGAAGGTTGAGAACGGCACACTCGCGAACTACGGGATGCATTTTTATGATTCGACGCTCAAGGAAGGCTGGACTCCGATTGGATATGATCCTGCGCCGTTCGGCTTCTATCCGCTTCCCGGCAAACCATCTGACGTTCTTCAGAGTGTCACTGTGCCGGAGATGGGCGAAGTATTTAACGAGCTCGATTTCATCGAGAACGCGATCGGCGGCGTTGCCGGCACTCCGCCCATTGCGAGCGGCGAGAACGATCCCAATGATAAGGGCGATCAGACTGCCGAGGAAATTATGAAACTTGCCCAGGCCGCAAAGGATCGGGCAAAGAACGTTTCGAAATACCACAAACGGTATTGGCAAGACATCGGAGACATCTTTGTCGCGCTCGTCATGGCGAATGGTGACACGATGGAAAAACCGACGCTCCACAAAAAAGGCCCGAGCGGCAAGTTCTATCCGAAGACGTTGGATCTCGCAAAGACATTCTCGAAAGACGGCTACAAGGTAAAGGTCGGCTCAAAGGCCGATAAGGAATCAGACAGTCTGCAGACAATCCAGAAGTTCCAAGTCGCGACGGCCCAGTTCCCGAACAACATCCCATTACAGAAGATCCAGCAAAAGAACACGCTCGATTGGCTCGATCTCACGCCTGAGCAGAAGATCGAGGTCATGAACTTTCAGGCGCAAGCACCGGCGACGTTACCGGGCGCTCCGCCGGGTCAGCCTGGACCGCAGCCGAATCAGCCAGTCGCAGCCTAAACATAACCTTTAACTACAATGCAATCCCCCTACTCAGTGTTCAAATCAAATGCCTCAGTTCCTACAGCGCAGGTCACCCTCGCAGCCGCAGGAACGAGACAGCAGCTCTCAACGGTTTCCGTTCCGTGTGCGAAAGTTTTCCTTGCCGCCGGCCAGAATAATGGCGGCATCCTCACCGTTGGAGACTCATCCGTCGTCGCAGCTTCGAGCGGCCACAGCGGCGCGGATATGCAACCTTCCGGCGGTTTCACGATCGAGATCGACGATCTATCAAAAATCTGGTACGACGGCACGAACACCGGCGATACCGTTTCATTCTCTTTTCTCGCCTAACATGAAACACATCCTTAAATACATCCTTCCGGCGCTCATCGTGGGATCAGCATTCCTCGGTGTCGCGCATGCCCAGGTATCAATTCCGCCCGTCGTTAAAAAGGTCGGCACGAACATTGTCCCGGTCGCCTCAGGGACGACCATCGGCAGCTCGACAGTGAACGGCGCGTTCAATAATCTGAACGTCTCAGGAACGTGCACAGGATGCAACGCCGGCGGAACGACCACCTCGACGATCAACGGCGTCACGGGTCCGACATTCACGTTCTCCGTTGTCTCAACCAGCTCGGCATCATCCGTCACGACTTCTAGCCAGCAGGTGTTCCTGAATCTCTTGAAGTACACAAGTTCGACCGACATCACGATCTCTTCGACCGGCACGATCGTCTTCGCGAACCACAACATCTCGCAGTTCACGAACGATTCCGGCTACATCACGGCCACGCCGAGCGGCATATCTAATACCGGCAACGTGACGAGCACCACATTCACCGCGAACAGTACTAGTTCTCCCTCGGTTATCACTGACTTCGATACGGTCCTCTATGCATCCGCGAACGAGCAAGGTTTGGATCATGGAACGTACGTGAACACCCTTTGCACTGCCGGAGTTGCAAATGCAAGTTCCGTAGCGATCATGTTTCCGCAGGAAATAATCGCATCTTCTTCATGGACGGTTCCCATTACGGATAATAAAGCCGGCGGCAAGTGCGCGTTTTATGGACAAGGCAATGCTACGCAGTGGAACTACGGCGGAGCGAATGGAACCGTTGCGGTGCTCTTTGATGCAAGCATCACAAACAAGCATCGCCCAAGCCCGTACATCTCGAAGATCATGATCACAAACGGCAACGGCAACGTGGCGAGTTCGACCGGGCCAATTGGCGTGCAGTTCGGTTCTACGAACGGCGCAGACATGGCAACCGCAGACACATTCTCGGTTTCCAACTTCGGCATTAATGTCCTTTTTGGAGCCAATACCTACGGGGCACAGATCACTGGCCTTATTTCCCAAGGTGGCGGCGAGTTGTGGCACGTGAACGGCGCATCGAACTCAGGCGAGGGAATTAACTGCGATAAATGCCACTTGGCCGATTCCGGAAACGGCAATGCCAGCGACACGATCGTTTGGGCAGCTAACTCCGTCGAAAAGGGTTCAATCACCAATTCGCAAATGGATATGGCCGGAACATACATTGGTTCTGGAGTCCTCTCCCTCATCTATGACAATGACACATTCGAAACCTCAAATCCCACTGCCTACCCACCGTATGACATCATCGACCAGCAGTCATCGGCGAATGGAACGAATTTCTTCCTCACCAATTCTCAGATAATGCAGGATGCGACCTCGACCGCCGGAGGGCTTGCGACGGAGTTCATCAACTGCGGAAGCAATATGCAGATCGAAAATGTTGCCGTAAATAAGAATGCGAGCGCGACGACCACGCCTCGATTCTTAAACAACACGAATAGCACGGCGAACTGTAATGCTACTTTCAAGGGGGTTATAAACACACTTAACACGGCCTATACCGCACTTGGCCCGTCGGGAAACTCCGCAGTCACTGATGCGACGCAGATTCTCACGTTACCTCGTGGAGGATTTATTCAGGGCTGGGTTGCATCAAGCTCGAATGAGTATTGCGGTGTCAATGGTAATGGCTGCTGGATTTCAAACACCATTCCTTCTGGCGGCGGCAACACGACTTCTCGGACGCTCATTGGCACGAACGGCACTTCGACCGCAACGCTTCAGGTAAAGAGTTCGGTCAGTAGCACGATCATGGTTGGAGATAACAATGTCGTGGGTTGCTACGAATGGGGCTTGTCCTCGGGCGTGCTTTACGTCTACGGCACCTCGACTGCCGGAGGATCTCTGATCGCTACCACGACGAAGCCCGCGTCAAACATCTGTATGTAATATGCTCGACCAAATCCTCCAAAAACTAGGGCTCAAATCCATCGACGACCTCAAACCGGCCGAGCGCGACACGTGGATGCAATGGGCAGTCATCCTCGAAAAGCGCGACATCACGATCGATGACCTGAAGAAGTTCCTCCCGAGAGAATTGGAGCGCGCGAACGTGGAGCTCCGCAGCTTCGAGAATTCGCCCAAGAAGGATTCCTATTACAAAGCCTATGGCGACATCCTCGCCATGCTCACGAAGTTCATCGTCTCTCCGGAGACCGAACGAGATCAACTACGCTCCATGCTGAAGAAAAAGTATGGAATTGAATAAAAGGTCGCAAACCACATTAATACTCACATGATTGTAAAAATCACAGCAGTCTACGAAAATGGAGTTGAGGCAGTCTTCACCGGCGAACCAGTCGATCTATTATCGATTCCGACTGACTCCCCGGAGCCCCAAAGTGAGGAACGCGCCGAGTAGTCATGGACACCGAATCACAGAAACTCTTCGACCGGTTGGTCAGGCTCAGCCCACAGGATCTCTGGGAAGCCGACGTAGCGTTCCTCAAGGCTCGGCAAGAATATCTTTCCGAATCGGAGAGAGTATCATTCGCCGCGATCCTTGACGAGCCGAAGCCTGAACCGAAGCCGAAGAAGAAAGCAGAGTAGCTGTACACATTGCCAAATATCGAACGGCAATCATAATTAAATTAATGCCAAACGTCTAAACGACACGGCACCCAATCAAATGCCAGAAGATCCAAACCTCGAACACGAGACGGACGAGGTCAAGCCGGAGACCGAAACACCAGCACCGACGATAGTTGAGACGCCGATCGTCAAACCCGAAGACACAGTCGATTTCTGGAAACAGAAGTTCTCTGATTCATCGAGAGAGGCGCAATTGCTCGTCGAAGCCGAAAGGCAACGGCAGCAAGCCCAACAGGAATTGACAAAAGATCCAACCGATTCGGACTACCGGGCAGCATTCCCGGATTGGGATCTACTCGACGACAGCCAGAAAGCCGACAAGCGGAGACTACTGAACGCAGAGAGGACGGCCTCAAAGGCGGTGCAGATCGCACAACAACTACAGTCTAAAGAGTCCTGGAACACGAGCCTTGAGCTCGCCATCGCCTCGACCCCTGCCTTACAAGGCAAAGAAGACGCCTTTAAGAAGTTCGCCTCCAAACCTCAATACCGGAATGTTCCTACAGAACTTCTCGTCTCCAGCTTCCTCGGAAATACCGCTCCCGCCGATGCACCCACTTCGACACCACGACCAGCCTTATTGACTGGCAATGGTGGCCCGCGTACATCCGAAAAGCCACAACACATTTCAGCAGCCGATCTCTCGGCGCTCCGCAAGAGCGACGAGAAAGCGTACATAGCATACGTCAAGACGCATCCGATCGACGTTGATAGTTTGTAGCCTTTAGCGACGGTTGGGGTTTAACACAACACCAATCCAATGCCTAGTGCATACGCAACAAAGCTCGCAGAAGCCTTCTCCGCGAAAGTCTCGAAAGAGATGTACGCGAATTCACTTTTTGACAATCTTGTCAATCGCGATTACGAAGGCGACATCACGAGCGTCGGCAGCATCGTGAACATCCTGAGTTTTTCGAAGCTCACGGAAAAGGACTACACCGGTTCCAACCTTTCGGTTGACGACCTCAATGAGTCCAACGGTCAGCTCGTCATTGATAAGCAGAAGTCGTTCTACTTCAAAGTGAAGACGATCGACAAATTCAAGTCCTACATCAAGGACCCGAAGTCTACGATCAACGAGCAGGCGTTCAACGAGCGCAAAAAGAACGTGGACATCTACGTTCTCGGCAAGTACGCCCAAGTCGCGGCAGGACAGCGCGTCGAGACTGATTACACGACCGGCACCGTCACCATAACGACGGGTACGGGCGCAGTGGTCGGCTCCGGCACGACGTTCACGACAGCGATGGTCGGCCGTGGCTTCAAAGCTACGGGTCACTCGAAGTGGTACCGCGTTTCGGCTTTCACCGACACGACCCACATCACGATCATCAACGACTCCGATGATGAGGTTGCTTCCTACGACGGAGGCACCATCACGAGCGCAGCGTACACGATCGAAGCGGTCACCCCGGTCCAGCTCACCGCTGGAACGATGCTCGCGAAGATCTTGAAGCTCAAGCAGCTTTTCGACGACAACGAAGTGCCGCTCGAAGACCGCATGCTCGTGCTTCCGCCGATCGCCGAAGTGCTCATCCCGCAGGCGACGAACATCGCGTTGCAGACGCAGGGCGCATATGAGGAACTCGTGAAGAAGGGATACATCAACAGTATCGGCGGATTCATGATCTTCAGCTCCGCGCGTCTCACCGGTGACAATACGAACGGCTACCACGCTCTTGCTATCCAGAAGAACTGGCAGACGTTCGCAGACAAGGTGCTTGAGTCCGAGATCGAAGAGACCCTTATCGGTAACTTCGGTGCGGCCTACAAGGACCTTTACGTCTACGGCAGCAAAGTCAAAGACAATCGCCGAAAGTTCGCTTGCGAACTCTTCTGCTACGTCTAACCTCTCGGGGCTCCCTGAAATATGGGAGCCCTTAAAGGTCGAACACATCAATCAATTTAATCTTTATGGCACGAACAAAATCAGTTAATTTTCCCAATACCGAAAGCGAAATCGGTGGCCTGCTCGATAAGATCCAGCGCGCGCTTACGAACCGCTGTATCGTTACGGGCGCACTCGCCATTCATGGCGCGTCGTCTGCCGTTGCGAAGATCGTCAACACCGTCTATTACATGATCGACGGCACCTACTACAGCAAGACCGCAGCAGACACCTCGGCTCTTGTGGGAACAGTCACGAATGCGAAGTTCAATGTCTTCGTGTTCACGCTGAACGCCGCCGGCACATTCCACACCTACATGGGCACGGAAGGCGCGGCGGTCTCTAACGTCGTCTTCCCGACGATCCCGGATGGAGAGGTCTCCGTCGGCTGGGTCATTGTGAATCCGACCGGCACCGGAAACTTCGTCGGTGGCACTACGGCCCTCGATGATGGCACGGTCGTTCCGACCGCTGTCTATCAAAATAGCGGCGACGGATTCAACTTCAATCTCTCGACGCTCTAATCGTTTGGTCTACGCCTCGCATCACGCGGGGCGGGACCAGACCTTTCAAATGCAAGACCAGACCAAAGAACAATTACAGGCAGAACTCGACATCCTGCGCAAACTCTCGGAGGAGCGGATGGTTTCGGACCACAAATATGCCGTGAAGCTCGTGGAACGGGTCGTATTCGGCCTTTTGGCACTCTTAGCCACGGCAATCATCGGCCTATGGCTGCAGGCTCAGTTTCAGCCCAAGCAAAGCCCCTCGGTGCAAACCGTAATCTCCACACAATGAAGTCCCACCACTGGATGCTTTTACTAGTTGCGGTCATAGTCTTTTTCGGTTCACTTATTATTTTTGACGCATTCTTTGACGGCACGATCGTGAACCCCGTTATTCATATCGACAATCCTCTTTCCCTTCAGACGGACAAGTCCGTTTATCCCCCCGGCTCAACCGTCCTCGTCAGGATCAGCTTTTGCAAATATCGCAACGTCCCGTCCACTGTCGATACATCCATCATTGATAGCTACGTGAAATCCTATCCCGAAGAGATTAAGTCTATTGCGACGACCGGATGTTTCACGAACGTGCTCGTTCCGTGGGAGGTCGTTCCAGCCGACACGATTCCAGGAGCGGATTACTATCTCGTGCGCCGGCTTACCTATCACGTCAATGGTTTCCATGACGTCGTGATTCTTCTCAAAACAAATAAATTCACCGTACTTCCTTAATGTCCCTTCGCGTAGTCCCATTTGGCGCATCAGGTGGATTCTCGGACCTCCCCGTCCCCGGGACACATTTTTATTCTCAAGGTTTAGTCCCGTCCCTGCTCGGCATGGGGACGATGTATTCGATCGTCGATAAGTTCAACAGTATCGCCCACTCGGGTCTCGGGCAGATTCGTTACCAGGCCGTAGTCAATAGCTTTCTCTACATTTTGGACAATGCTGGACAGATTTGGAAAGAACAGACCGTTGGGGCGTACGACTTCACCAACGTCCAGTCGCCTGGCGGAAATGGTTCCGGCATGATGGCCGATCAGTATGGGAATCTTTTCTATTCGGGTGGTTCTTCCAATAATCAACTCGGCAAATGGGACGGCACCACGTGGAATAACACATTCCAAAGCTTGGACAGCGGCCAGCATCCGATGACGTGGTATGAAGACCTCATCCTTATCGCGAACAATTTCAAGGTTGCGTGCTTGTTCAGCGACGGGACGTATAGCGACAACGCGTTTTCGCTTCCGACGAACATGACCATCACTGCCGTATCGGCAGGCCCGACCGGCATTCTCATCGGGGCGAATCTCTACGATCGGGGCGCACTCATCTTGTGGGACGGAAACTCACTACGGTCGTCGGTGCCGTGGAAGTGGACATCAGGCCAGATCCTTTCCATCACCCCGTATGGCGAGAATTGGATCGTAAAGACCCAGCGCGGGGCGTTCATTACTAATGGAACGACCGTGAACGAGCTCTTCGGCGTATTTGACGATCCCCTTTCATTCAACAACTACGACAACACCTATGTCCTTCCCCAACAGATGTTGCTCGTGAATGGAATGCTGATCTTCACGATCACTACGACAACCGGGAACACGAAGCAATATGGGAAGATGAAGCCCGGACTCTATCTATACATGTTCGGGTTGAAAGCGTGGGCGTATATTCCCGTCCCGACCGG